TCATCGTCATCAAAATCTTCTTCATCGTCATCGATATCTTCATCATGTTCATCGTTGTCTTCATCGACTTCGATTCCTTTGATGATCGCCTGAACTTCATCAGGTGACTTGATTAGGTTAGCAACGACACGAAACAGATCACAATCGCCACCTTCAGCGATAGCCTTCACAATAGCCGCTCTAAGCTTCTTCGGAAGCTTCAAGGGTTTCTTCTGTGTTTCGGAATCAACAGCCACCTTGTAGCTTGTTCCTAGCTTAGACTTGCCTTTACGAATGATACGGACAAGTAAAGCAGCGGTAGGATCGCTAATATCACAGTCGTTATCAAAGAACGCTTCCATTATTCCATCGAAAATAGTTTTTCCGACTAGAGCGACAGAAGGTTCACCCTGGTTATCGTGTTCTTGCCACTTCTTTGAAGCCTTCTTTCTATAACCCATAGGAGTCATACCCCATAGGTATTTCGTTTGCGCTCTTGAATCATCAGCTTCTTCATCGGTGAACTTACCGGAAGTCAACGCCTTGTCCATTGGACACTTACCGGTTAGCTTTACCTTTCGCTTCTTCAAAAGCGCTTTCACGAACGGATGTTCAATGATCGGGTTAGACGATGGATCAAGTCCTACGATCATTTTATTGTTTGGTCCTACGCTATAGTGAACCGTTACCGGAACGAAGTTCTTACCTTTCGTAGGTGGATGTTTATCGTTGTCTCGACAAGGTGGATGTACATAAACCAACGTTTCACCTTCTTCGAAATTGAGATAATCACCACCTTCACGCTGTTGATCTTCGTATCCCTTTCTCATTTCGTCCATATCGACACGTGCCATTTTATTTTTTCTCCTTTGCCTTTTTCTTTTTCTTATTCTTTCGTTCAGAATTTATCTTTTCCATACGAGCAATTTTTTTGTCCGTATGATCGTTATCGTCATCATGATCACTTCCGTGACCGGATAAGTTCCACCCTGTTTCTTTGGGTGTCCTCATTCCTTGCGCTCCTATTTCGGATCGCATATGCGCCCCTTTACTAGGAAGTATGTTGGCCTTGACAGCATACGACTTCACCATATTGGAGCACAACGAAACATTCTTTTGAGCTTGTGATATAGCTTTCTTATGTTGAAGAAAACCAGATGAAGCTTCTATCCTAGCGTTTATCTTCCAGTCCGCTAGTTTAGGATCTTTCTTCAAGATAGCTTCTTTCATCTCAGCTCTGAATTTTCTATAGAAAGCGTCAACCATGATTTGTTCAGCTTCAGCTTCAGCTAATACAGATCCCCAGTACGCCATCTCAGCGGCTACGCGATCCATTTCCCTAGATATATTAGAGCTAATAGGTAATCGTGCACCTTCACCTAACACGATTACTTCTATTTCTTGACCGTCAACTTTTATCTTTTGACGCGTAAATTTTTTCTTGAAATCAGACACCGGACCTTCTCACCTTTCTTTTTTTAGAAACAACTTTCTTTGACTTCTTAATTGGTCTATTCAATCTCCTTTTCACTTGATTCGATTGCCGAAAAGACATACGAGAAGTAGAACCGAAAGTAGTTGGTTCACCGTCGTTGATAACCGGACTAGACAACGTTCTACCTGGAAACTTCTTTTTCTCAAAAGATCCGAAACCAACTATACGAACAGTTTCGCCGGACTTTACTAGCCTAAATATTGCTTCAAATACGTCAACTACAACGTCGTTTTTGACACCGGCTGTTTTTGCTATTTCGTGGATTCCTGCCATTTTTTATTCTCCATTTACAGTAGATATTTTGAAAAAATGTTTTCGCTGATTTTTTCTTTATCGATTATGAAAAATTCCAACCTGAAGCTTTTTTCAACACCCTTACCTTACCACCGTTGAAAAAATACCCTATACCACGTTCTTCATCTACTACTTTATCTATTTGTATAGATATGAATGAACCACGTTTCACAGCTCCTTTTATTTCACCCCAGAAAGAAGAAAATGAAATAACGTCTATGTAATTTGTTTCACCTAACAATCCGAAGAACGCCATCTGTCTATTCTTAGAATCATACTTTAGTCGAACATGAGTAACTACACCAGTGAAAATACCACCCGATCGCCTAGTAATAAACTTTTTATTGAATCGCCTATTCTCTTCAACTTCTTTGTTCTTCCATTTATAATCTTGTGAAGGATGATCACCGCTTACTATCCTTTGCCAAAATGTTAGTTCTTCACCCTTATTCACAGCTTGCCTGTATTCTTCTAGGTTGATAGCAAAATGAGCGCGTATTCTTTGATACTTACCGTCAACCGTACCGTGAATTATAACAGGTGTTCCGGAATCAGCTTCAGCTATATCGTGATGATCGTCATAGATATCTATATCAAACTTCACACGAAAGTTGTTTCCACTATCACCTTCTATATTTACATTTGCATATCTCTTTCCCCAAAACTGTTTTTTTCTTTCTTTTTCATCCGGTAGTTCACCAGCATGAAAATCACCTATTTGATGTCTCTTTGCGTCAAGTACAAGTCCAGATACGAAAACATCTTTCATGTTCATTGAAGTCCAAAAATCATCACCTTCAACTTTCGTCAATTTCACACCTACGTTTGAAAGCATGAATTTATGATATGCTTCAAGTGGACTATCACCAAAAGCTAAAGGATTGACCTTTGAAGCGACTAACATACGTTCCTCATCACTGTAGTCCTTACTTGATTTGGCTTCTTTCCAAAAATCAGAGAGAAGTGTTCTTTGTTTTTTCTTTCTGTTTAGTATCTTCCATAAACGTTCTATGTGAGCTTCAAAGTATCTTTGGTTAGGAATTAGAGTAGACATAGCACCAGCTTTTATCATGGCTATTACAGCGCCACGATTACACTTTCGTCTATCTATACGCTGTATAAAATCAATAAAGCTTGAAAACGGCTGATGAAACATTATCGTCTTAGCCGCTCCAATTCCAACACCCTTGATATCAATCAAAGATCCACGTATGTTACCATCAGAATCAATACTGAAAACATCTTTACTACTATTCACATCAGGGTTCAAAAGCTTGATATCGACCTTCTTAGCTTCTTTAGCTATCGCCTTTATCCTATTATGATCCGGTTCGTTCTTCAACAGAGCACAATAAAATTCTACAGTATAGTATGTCTTCAACCATTGACACCAGTAAGCAATAGCAGCGTATTCGGTAGCGTGGCTCTTATTAAATCCATAACTATTATGACATACGGCAAAACCGCTATTTGTATAAATAATATAATTAAACGGATATCCAACACACTCTAAGTCAAATGAATCAAAAACACCTATTTTTTTAATTGACGCAATTTTCCTAAAGCCTTTTCTACCCTGTGTTCTTTTGAATGACAAGATTGACAAATCACAATTAGATTTGAAATTCGATTGTCCATTTTGTCTCTGTTCTTGTGATGAACATGTAAAGTCTTCATATTTGGAGCAGGATGATTTGGATCCGGAATAATGCCGCAGATCTGACACTTTTTGTGTTTCACCAAAAGTTTCTTTTTTACATTTTTGAAATTCGATATTCTTCCGTCTATCCATGAAGGATTTAATTTTCCCAACATTTTTTTCGAATGCTTCATTACACTTTGATGGGTTTCTTTTGTCAAACCACTTTTCCAACCATAACCTTTTAATTCCGTTTTGTTGTGTTGACTCCCTATCGTATTCCCCATCAAAGTCCTTCTTTTGCGATTCCATCTCTGATAATGCATTGAGCACATTCCGCGTGCTTCGCTCCCGTTCCTTTGACAGTCTTTTATTTTGCACTTCTTCAAAACATTCGTCTCCTATGCAATTCAATTCCATAGGATACAAAAGATAGGAATTATTGTCAAGCGCATATGTTGGCAAATAACCATTATCTGTAAGCCATAAATGGTCTTCTGAAGCTAATACAAATCCGCTATCTTCAAAACAAATTTCAAAAAGTGTTTTTTCACCAGAAGAACCAATAGATTCAATTGTATTAGAAGATAATCTAAATTCACTCTCTTCAACACTAATAATTTCATCTCCCTTTTTAAGATCGGAGATTTTACACAAACCCAAAGGAGTCAACACCATAGTGTCAGGATGTAAACATCCAAAAGCCTCAATTGCACTAAATATTTTATTCGATAATTTTTCTGAAATACCGTGTTCCTTTTTGCAGCCTTCAACGAAGTCAACCCTAGCTTCTTTTAGAATTTCAGCCTTCTTCTTTCCTATAGCCTTTCTAAGTGTGTCCGCTTTACCTGGTGCCATACCGGCTAACTGAATAAATATCTTGATACAATGTTCTTGATAAACGATAACACCTAAAGTATCAGAACATATATCACTTATTATAGGGTGAAAATCTACAATATCTCTCTTCTTTGGATTCTTTTTTCGCGCTATGTATTTCTCTGCTAACCCAGATCGTGTAGCACCAGGTCTATTCAACGCAGTCAACGCAGCAATATCCTCAAAGTCTTCAAAGGTAATACCATTACAAATTTTATAAGCTGATGGCGTATCGTATTGAAACACACCGGAAAAGTCTTGTTTGGTGAATCTATTCAAGACTTTCCGATCATTCATGTCGATACGTTCCATATCGATTTCTTTACCGTGCCTTTCCTTTATCATATTCACACAATCTCTTATCACGGTAAGAGTACGCAAACCAAGAACGTCAAGCTTCACAAGTCCTATAGAAGACACTTCATTCATATCAACAGAGCTAACCACCAATTGTTCACCCTTATGATTCCTAGTTTCAATAGGAGTAATATCTACAATTGGAACCGGACTAGCAACTACGCCAGCCGCATGAATTCCTAACGTCTTTGTCATTCCTTCCAATTTTGTAGCGTATCCCTTTACTTTAGGGTGTCTCTCATCAAAAGCTCTACAGATATCAAATTCCTTGAATGAATCTTCTATAGTGTTGTATTGACGGGGGTGTCCATCAGGTCTATCTATGATAGATTGAGTAATAGAGTTTACCTCATGTAATGGAACACCAAATACCCTAGACACATCTCTCAAAACACTTTTTCCAGATAGCTTTCCAGCGGTTGATATTTGACACACTTTATCTTGACCATATTTCCTAATCAGATAATCGATAACCTCACGACGTCTAGCGTCTTCAAAATCCATATCAATATCTGGTAAGTCGTTTCTGTCAGGATTGATAAAACGTTCAAATAGCAACCCATATTCTATCGGATCAACAGAAGTAATACCTAACAAATAAGCGATCAATGAACCACCGGCACTACCCCTACCAGGTCCACAAAAGATTTTT